TTACATAAATTAATATATGAAGTCGCAGCAGAACCTGAACGAGAAACAAAACCTATTAGATCCCTTTCTGGAGTTTGTTGTTGAAACGGATAGGATGCTCCAAAAACTGAGCTTTTATACTCATTATATTTGGCATTAGGCAAATATGAAACTTTGAGCATTCCTAACTGCGCTGGTTGCGCTGCAACCCAAACGATAAATCGAACACCAGCGTGTAATCCTACAAAATTGCGAACCTTAGCAAGAATTGCTGGTTTCTTAAGTAATTCTTCTGGAAATCTATAGTTTTTAAGTACTTTACCTTTTGGATCAGCAAGAACCCATTGAAAGTTATCTATTTGATACATTCTATTCAAAAAATCAGGAATGGTATGCGTATTGGGTTCAGCAACTGTAGCCATTTTAAGCATTTGAGATGTCGACGTAGCTTCATACGCAGATGTAGTGGTCGCAATCATACCTTGAGTGTCGAGAGACATAATTTGAACTTGTTCGTGCTCGACATCACAAACTTCGTCTATTGTTGGTTGATTATTTGCAGCAGGTAAATAACTTTGAAAATATGACTACCTAATCTATATTTTCGCACCTAAGGTTCCTGGATAATGAGGGGCTGCCTCGGGCCATCCTGGAAGTAACTATAAAAATAGCGGCCCCTATGTAAATAGCAATTTAATTTAACTTTGACTTAGGAAATTTATGTTTAATTAAAAGATCACATTTACATGTGCAAATGTATACGCACTGAAGGAAAATAAGCACGTACTACCGGTTTTAAAATATTCGGAACTGCATATATCATTTGATTTCCAAAATCACATGAGCCCACATTGATACACATATTCGAAACTGAATTTTCCTTACACCATGTATCAATTTTCATAAAAGATTTTACCATGTTTATCGCTGATCTAAAAGCGTCATCCTCACAATTCTTGGACACAAGAAATATTGTTTTCGACTTCCTGTGGAAAAAGAATGAGCCAAGGTTACACTTTTTGATACTATTCTTTATAAATTGAATTTGATCCAAATTTTTAACTCGTTGTTGCAAAAATTTGTCCAATTCATCTGATGACTCACTTTTGTAAGCTGTTTGTAATACCCAATTGGTATCACACTCATTTGACGTTTCCCATTCAGGTTCAATATCATTCACTTTAGCATAATACTCCTCCCACTGCAAAAACCGATATGGAACATTTTTCCTCATACAAGCTGATCTCAAACGAGGCATCCATTCATCAAATTTTTCACGCCCATGTAATGACAGTTCACGCAAAGCAACATCTACATTGGCCATTGTTATGTCCATTGACTGAGTTCCTTTCTTTGTCCATTGCGGAATTTCCAAGATTACATCCATATCTAGAGGAGCTACATGACGTTGTAGCACATCACAAAATTTGAATTTGCGTTTCAAATAATTGACCTGTTCCAAATCGCGAATAACTACTATTTGTCCTGTTTTCAATTCGTCGGTATATACATGACCAAACACCAACAATGCATCAGTAAGAGTTGTTTGATTAAACCATTCAACAATCAGCTGACTTACTGCTATTAAATTATCATCACCATATGCCACCATTGCCACAAATTTGTTAAAACATTCCATACTTGCCAATCCTGCTCCGAGTTGTTTCTTAGCACATTCCAAATATCCCATTCGAACAATAACAGCACCATATATTGAATTCAATACAGCCGTGAGAGGGCATCCTGATGGCTGCGAATGATTCGCCTGCCACACTGTTTTCCCACACAAATGAACTGCATTCACAATATGAGTCCACAATGTATACCGAATGGCAATGTTTTCTTCTCCATCGTCATACCAATCATTGATTGCATCCAAAATTGCCCACAAAACTTGTGATAATAAAGATCCATCAAAATTTTCATAATCTCCTGCTATGACATTGCAGTGTTTCTTTCCTTCCGCATCTGTCCACCTTCCTCTTGAGAACAATTTTCGGACAATTTCTTCAACATCCGTAGAAAATACGTTTGTGCCTACGCTCACATCATTAGCATTTCTCCCTTCCATAACATGTGCGGCGAATCCCAAAAAATATTTACGGATTGCCAATGTTAGGTGGACTGGACCAGCTGTAAAAACTCGCGTCTTTCCTGATAAAACTTTAGCTATTGGTCGTCGTTCATCTTTCAATGTGTCCGTCCAATAAACATTCGCCTGAATTCCTCTCTGACAGTCTGCAACAAGTTGATCAACATCCGCAAATATGCGTTCCGCTTGAGGGGTATTCAGTGTGTA